AATAAAAACTGACCAAATGAGGAGTGTGTATACCTTTTATACAGCTCCTTATATTGATCGGTATCCACTTGATGTTAACTATAATCAAGGGGTACGCGCCCCTTTCTATGTAGATGGCGTTAAGGGAACCTTTTGTAAAGATCGAGATCAGTTTTTCTTAATGTGGCCTAGATGGCCAACACTTTTTCAGCCCATTTCCGGCAACGGAATAAAACAATCATTCACCTTTACAATTGGAGCGGTTCCGTTTTTGAGTAAATCGGTAACGCTTGGAGGGGTAGACATAAGTGGCGCGCCTATTAGAGTGGGTGATGATGGTAATGGCAATCTGCAATATGAAATGCCAAATCCTCAAGTGTCGGTTCCTGGAGATCTTGTTAATGTTCCTGGGATGAAGAACCTAAATACCGGAAATCCCGGTGATATCGTTAAGACTAACATTGGAACCGTTAACTATGTCACTGGAGCGTTTGCGATTGATTTTTCTTTAGCTCCCGGTGGAGCAGTTACGCCAATTGCAGGACAGCAGATGCAACTCTTTGTATCTCAATATACGACAGGAAGGCCTTATTCGCTTCTTTTTTGGAATAATGAGTTTACGATTAGACCCATTCCTAAGTTTGTCCACAAAGTAGAGATCGAAACTTATTTAACGCCTGTCCAATTCATGCTTTCTACTGACAATCCAATCATGAATCAATGGGCAAAATACATCGCTTATGGTGCCTCTATTGATATTCTTACAGATAGGCAAGACTTGCAGGGTGTCGCTAATCTTATGGATGCCTTCAAAAATGAAGAAGCCCTTGTTTTAGAAAGACAAGGAACAGAAGAAATCTTCCAAAGAAACAACACTATTTTTACTTCTAGCATTCAAGGCCAGGGTAATTATTGGGGAAGTTGGGGGAATTGGTATTGATGGCATTAGGATATCAACCCCTCTACATTAGAAAACCTGAAACGGGACTCGTTCAAAATCGTCAAGAACATATTCTTCCCGATGACGCCTATCCCATTATGGAAAATATCTATCTATTTAGGGAACAACGTCGTCGAAGACAGGGATTAGCTACTCTTGGAAGATTTAGAAGATCTTTTGATTCAGCACCGGCCACTATTTTATTAATGGGAGTTAATGGAGATGGGAATGTTCTTGCTGGATTTGGGTTAGAAGCAACGGCATCTATTGTTCCCGGCACTGTAGTCATTACCGATACTATTTCTCCTGTTTTCTACACCGATGCTGCCACATTAAACGGAAATCTCATAGGAAATCCAAGTGGCTCCGGAACTATAAATTATTCTACAGGAGCAATTAGTATTCCCGTATCCACAGGACATACCGTAACAGCTGCATTTGATTATTACCCCGGCTTACCCGTTATGGGGCTAAGAAGCCGTGAACTCAATGGCATTAATGTTGAGCAAACGATCGGTTTCGATACCAAATATGCCTATAATTTCACAACTTCCTGGCAAGAATTTATTCCGGGAACAACATGGACAGGTACCGATTATCAATTCTTTTGGTCGACTAACTATTGGGTTGGAGACGGAAACGCCAAAATCTTTTGGGTGACAAATTTCTCCGGTCCTACAGGTGATCCCATTCGATATACTAACGGAAGTGCATGGGTTGATTTTTCTCCTCAGATTGATGCATCGGCAAATTTGTTAACTCAATGTCTTGCCCTTCTTCCTTTTCGAGGGCGACTTGTTGCTTTCAATACTTTAGAAGGACCCAATCTTGCAGGTTCTACAGCTTTTACTAATAGAATAAGATGGGCGGCTATAGGAACTCCTTTCACGGTTCCAAGTGCAATTGTGACAACTGTAAGTCCCGATGCATGGCGCGATGATATTAGAGGTAAAGGAGGCTTTCTTGATATACCAACTTCAGAGTCAATTGTATCTGTTGGATTCGTTAGAGATAATTTGGTTATTTACTGTGAGCGGAGTACTTGGCAGCTGCGTTACACTGGCCGTACAATTGCTCCATTCCAAATTGAAAAAGTAAATAGCGAATTAGGAGCAGAAAGCACTTTCAGCGCCATACAATTCGACACCTCTCTTGTAGGCATAGGCGATAAAGGCGTTGTAGAGTGCGATAGTTATAAGAGCGAAAGAATAGATATCAAAATACCTGACCTAGTATTTCAGTTTAAGAATGTCAATAATGGGACCGAAAGAGTCCATGGCATTAGAGATTTTCAACAACGACTTGCTTATTGGACATATGTTTATAACCCCGATTCTTCTCCCGACTCAAAGTTTCCCAATCGAAGATTAGTTTACAATTATGAAAATGATTCCTGGGCTATTTTTACAGATTCACTAACAGCATTAGGAACTTTTCAGGCGTCTATTGAACTTACATGGGAAGAGGCCACATTTCCTTGGTCAGAAGCCAATTTCCCTTGGTTAAATGTACCTTCTCAATTTCCATCGATTATAGGAGGAAATCAGCAAGGGTATGTAATGTATCTTTCCTCCAACCTTGAGCCTAAAGTATCCAATGACCCCACTCTTTATATCTCTGCCATCACAAGCAATAATACTACGCCTACAGCTTTAACCGTACCTAACCACAATTTAGTTTCTGGTCAGGTCATTAGAGTTACCGATATTCCTGCAGGAACCCCTTATGCAAGCAGCTTGAATAATCATGTTTTTGGAGTGATTATCGATCCAAATAATGATCCTTTAAATAGTTTTGAACTTTGGGTTTACGATCCTACTACCTTAGAATTCTCTATTCCTCAGTTGGATGCATCGGCAGCTTTTGTGGGTTATGGGCAAGTCTCGGTACGAGATAATTTCAATATGACCAGCAAGAAGTTTAACTTCTTGGAACAAGGTGAAAATATTCAAATGGGGTATGTCGATCTTTTGATGCTTACCACTGAATCGGGAAGTATCACTATGAATGTCTTTCTCGATTACAACAGAAGTACACCTATAAACTTGCTTCCCGAGAATGTAAATCCAGTCACTAATTTGCCAGATACATTCTTCAACAGCGTAATAAATACTTTTCAAGCTGGAGGCATAGATAGTGAAAAGAATTTTCAAAGAATATTTTGCGCTGTGAGAGGGAACTTTGTAACCCTTCAATATACACTTTCTAATCAACAGTTAACAACAGTGGCGCAAGAATCTGACGTACAGATTGACGCTGAAACACTATGGATTAGACCAGCTGGAAAACAACTTAACAATATTTAAATGAGAATCAAACAATGACTTACAATCCTTTAATTCCTCAGGCTGGAGACTTCTTAAGTGTAAGTCAGGGTCAAATTTTAAATAACTTCTCCAAAGCCAATACAAGTTTTGGAATCGATCATTACCCATTTTCTGATCTCACTGCCAACAATGGCAAACACAATAAAATCACAACTCCCGTATTTGTTGATAATCCACCAAGCGGGCTTCCTCCGGTAACCATTGCAGCTGAACCTAAAATGTATGCGTTTCAAGATAGTGCAAATGTAGGCGTTATTAATTATTCAAGAGGTCCATTAAACTCGGTACCGACTCCTATAACTAACTTACAGTCCCCATCTACCGCGCTAGTAATGGCTCCCACTACAACTATAAATGTTTTAGATTTTACAGGATTGGCTAGGGCTTTTTGTCTATTGTTTGCAGGAAATGCAGAGACTGCACCAACACTTGCTCGAGTCGTGGCGTTAATTTTTTGGACAGGCGCCCCGGCAAATATTTTAACCATCGATGTTTTATCAGGTACTTCTTTGTTAACCCCTCAAGTTTCTAGCACTATTTTGCAGATAAAAAATTCGAGTCCTTTAGTTTCATTACTAAATGTTTATTGGACACTCCAAATGCAAAGGCTTTCATAATGACATCTCAAACTTCTCAAGAATTTGAAAGTTACCTTCCTGTATACGACACTATCCCAGAAAAATGGGAAGATGGAAGGGCATTTCTTGTAGAGAATTTGAAGAAGATCTCAAATGCGGTAAACATACGGACAATCGGCTGGCTGTTGGATGAAGAGCTTCTCAGTGGTCAAGCTTTCATACCGGGTGTCACAATTCCTGGTAATAATCCTTCTCAGTTTCGACAAGTATTAAGAAAAGTTGTTGATGTCAGTCCTTTAGTTGCTGGTGCTAATGCTTTCAATCATGGAATTGTATTCGACGCAAATTTCACTCTCATTGATCTATGGGTATCGGGAACAAATTCAGGAACTTTAACCGCTAGAAGAATTACAGGAAATGACGTGGTAATGAATGCAACACAATTGGTGATTACGTCGCCTCAAGCATTTGATAGAGCATTTGCATTCATTGAGTACACGCAAGAATTATAGGAGTTATTATGTCTTTTTTAACCGGTAAACCAGGAAGCTGGGAGCAACGCTCTACATTAAATAAGCAACAGCAGCCCCTTTTTGATCAATTGCAACAAGCATTGCAAGGAAAAGGAGCCGGCGGGGCTTTTGGTCAAACTGCCGACTATTATCGGGGTCTGATGAGTGATGATAGCGCAGACTTTAATGCATTTGCGGCCCCAGAACAAAGAAGGTTTAGGGAAGAAACTATTCCCGGATTATCAGAACAGTTTGCAGGAATGGGATCTGGTGGTCTTTCTAGTAGTGGGTTTCGCAATGCTGCAGTAGGAGCTGGAACAGATCTTAGTGAAAGACTAGGCGCAATTAGAGCCCAATTGAGGCAGCAGGGGGCTCAAGGACTTCAGAATTTGGGACAGTTTGGTCTTTCTCCTCAGTTTAACGAAAATGTTTATAATAAGGGACAGCCTGGATTAATTGATCAAATAGGACCTGCAATTGGAGCTGGTTTATCTATGTTTGGAGGTCCCGCATTAGGGGCTCTTGGAACTGGGGCAGCAAATTGGATAACTAACAAATTTAGCAATAAAGGCAAAACAAGCCCATACGGGGAACAACCATAATGGTACAGATCATTGATGATGAATATAATGGGAATGTTTTCGGAAGACTTGGAAAAGGAATTGGAAAAGGCTTAAGCGAACAGTTGCCTAAAGAAATTGAAAGATCGCGATTAGCTTCGGGATTGAAAAACTTGGAACAAGAAAAAGATTTAGATCCCATGCAATTTTTTACGCGTTCCATTGCTGTTCCTGGAGTTTTACAATCTCCTCAATTGATTGAGTCTTTAGGAAAGCTTGCACGTCAAAGAATGCAGGCACAAGGATTAAAAGGATTTAGAGGGGAAGAAGGCGGTTCTCCCTTTCCTAAATCTGTAACTGAACCAAATAAAACATCAGAGGGTGAATCTCCATCGCTTACAACTAGAACTCCAATAGAAGCTACGCTTAATCCATATATCCCCAAAAGCTATCCGCAAATTCAACAAAGAGCTGCCGAGTTATTTCAACAAAATCCAGCATTTTATCAAAACGACCCTCAATTAGCGATTCAAGCTGCTACACAAGAAGATGCGCAGGAACAATCAATCAATCAAGC